GCGTTCAAATCTATCGTTCTCGTCGCACCCACCTCCTCCAGCCTCACATCCTGCATCTCCACCCAGCCATTGAGCGTCGATGCGCCGGTGTAGCCCAGGATGCAGTGCGGCCCGATGAACACCACGCCCGCTTGCATCGCGGTAATCGTCGCTTGGCTGATCGTGACGGTGTGCCGCACGAAGGCTGTGGTGAGGGCGGTGACGGCGACGCTGTAGGCTGTGTAGGGCACTGCGGGTGAGCCAACGCCGCGCTGGCCCACGCCAGCCGCGCTCCAACCCATGATGCCTAGGTACATCGCGCCTGCATTCGCGCCACCACCCTTGCGGACCAGGGCGCTCACCCTGTACGCTTTGAGTCGGTCAACGGGGACGCTACGCGCGAACGGTGAGTACACGTGGTTGTCGGTGCCGAGGTCGGTGGAGTGCAGCGCGGTGGAGCCCGTGATGCCGGTGGCAATGCCTGCGGCAATGCAGGGATGAACGCCTTCCCACTCATCCTCGCTCGTGCAATCAGGATCGAAGTTCAGCGCCTGCCCGGTGGTAGCGAGGCGCACCAGTTCCTCGCCTGACTTGGGCCGGTAAGCGGTCATCACCGAGCCGAGTTCGAGTTGCACCGCATCAAACTCAATGGCGCTGGCGCCCGCTGCTGACGGCCTTGATTGCATGAATAGAAATACGTCGGCCCGCACCGCAGTCGCAGGGACAACGCCATTCAGGGCATAGCGAATAAAGCCCGTTGTGATGCTGGTGCTCAGCGTTGAGGAACTCAGATAGGTCGGCGTGCTGTTGTACCAATCAATCTGGAGTCGCGCCTGCGGCAACCCCGTCACATCCCCTCTCACCAGTGCACTTAAAACAAAAGGCAACCCAGCCCAACCGTCGCAACGTATGGATGTTTGCTGAACCCCAACGTTGTCCGCACTTGTGGTACCAAGGTTTGTCGCAGAAGCGCGTTGATACTTGCCGTTGTTGAGGCCGCCGGCAGTGAAGATGATTCTGGTGATCGTTCCAGTTGTCCCAGCGTTGTATGCGACCCAACCCACTGCGATCCCTTGCACCTGCGGAGGGCCATCACCGATGCCTGTCCATTTCTCGAACGACGAGTTGGCAACGACGTTGCCGCCACCGAGGGACACACCACTGAATTGCGTGGAGAGTAATTCGTCAGCACGAGGTGAGTAGGCGGTGAGCGTCTCACCAGCCTCAAACTGAACGTTGTCAATCACCAGAGCTGACCCACCTACTGCTCTGTTGCTTCTCCATCCTGACAAGAGTACCAAATAACAATGCGTTGCATTGGGCGGAGCGACGAAGATTCCGGAAACCCTCTCCAACGGAAGCGCCGTGTCGTTAATGACGGTAACCACATCAGCCTGAATTGGCGAGGCCCCGTTGTACCAATCGATTTGCAAGTAGAGGTATGTGGTGGCACTGGCAGCAAAGACGACTGAATAGGTGAACGACCTTCCCAAACCGATGATGGCAATCGGCGAAATGGTTCGCATGCCAAACACGTTGGCACCATTCGCACCCAGACTTGCGCAATCGAGCCTTTGCCCGCGAGAGCCCCCAACACCTTCGTTCGGCAGGGTGTTCGTAACCACTCCAAGGCTTGGGCCACCCGAATACATATACCAAGAGTCGGCAATTCCATCGACATTCGTGTCCTGCTCGAAAGAGGAGTTTGGTGCCAAGTTGGAGCCACCGATGTTCCCCGCAACCAGTTGAACCGAGGTGTTGTGCGTTATCGTTGTCCATGGACCAGCACGACCACGAGAGTTCACGGGACGAATCCGAATCAGGATCAGCCGGTTGCCCTGGATGGGTGAGATGTAGGCAGTTGACTCGCCACCAGGAACAGTGGTGACCTGATTCCAGAAAGAGGCCTCGTCGGATTTGAACTGCACCTCTACAGAGCCGCCACTCACTACGAAAATATCGGTACTCTGCGTCCATGCGATCTTGGCCCGAGGCGTGATTGAGCCGCTCCCGCCATAGAGCGCGTTCGTGTAGGTGCTGTCGGCAGTCAGGTTGGCCAGCGCCGACGGCACCGCAAACGGGTTTGGGAGGGTTGTATTGGGCGTCAGATCAATCGCCGTCTCCTGACCCTCGGCCCAATCCCAAACGGCGCTGGCGGTCTCCCTGGATACGATTCCGATGCTCCACTTCTCGAAGTCGACCGTTCTCTTGAGTACCTGAAAGAGCTTGCCACTCCACCCGTAGCGCGAGATGGTGATCGCGATCACGTCCCCTGGGCTGACGTTGTATGCCGTCATGTTGCAAAACAACGAAACAGTCAGCGCCTGCCTACTCCGTTCAAGGAAAATCTTCGCCAACCGCTGAGCCGTCACGCCGCCGGTAACCATGTTGTACGTGACTTCGAGAGGCAAATCCAACCCTCCGTCCTTTGCTACGTATGTTGCATTCGTGACGTAAGGAGCCTGCGTGCTGGTGTAGAGCTTTTCCTTCTCTGCGTAGGTGGGAATGATCCTGTTGAAAAGGTCTCGCCTTGCGGCTGTCGAAATAACCTCCACAGGGTCTCCTGTGAGGTGGTCTTCGGTGATCGTCAGCACGCTTGCGGTGTGGGCTCCCGCCAGAACAAACCACCTCCCCTGAATCCAGGCAGCGCTACCAGCCATCGACTGCAACAACGAGTTAAGGTTTTCTCTCGCCGACTTGTCGCTGTCGATGACACCGTTGCATGTGTACCGCTTTTCCTTGTTGCTGTAAGCCTGACCGCTCAATGTCGATCCGGCATAGTTGGCGGAGAGAGTCAGATTCGTGTTGTCCGTAATCGACTCGATGGTCATCACGGCAGCGTTTGGGCCTATGAAATTCATCCCAAATCTGGACCGAGTAATCCACGATGTCAAGTTCCCCACAACGGCTTTGATGCCATTGGTGACACTCACCGTTCCAGCAGAGTAGATCGTCACCAGCTCGTCGCAGATATTTGCGGCGGTGACCTGCTCCAGGTATGGAACCTGGGCATCTGTTGCCCCCATCCCGTAGGTGGAGTCTCTCAGGAAGTCTCCGGTGCAGAGAGCCGAGTTCTCGCTCCACTCCCATGTTGATGGGGTAGCTACACGGTGGCCTGCCGTTCCACCTCTGGAGTTGTCCTTGCGTGGGTCATAGACCTTGCGGCCGCGAATGATGGCGCTGATGTTCGGAACACCAATCTGACCAAAAACATTCTGCTCGAACTCAAGCCTTGCGTAGACGTATGTGATACCACCCAGCTTGTGGTTTGAGGTCCACTTCCCGCCTGAATCGGTGACCAGATCGGAACTCGCAGACTGCGTCAATGCCCCCAAGAATTTCTTGATCCGAACGCGAGGTGTCGCTGCTCGGCTCGTGTAGTTGATGTTGATTCCGTCTTTTACGCCGAGACCATCGATGATGGTGAACACGGAGCCCGCCTGCGTGTAGCCCACACCTTGCGTCAAAACCTCTGTCGTGAATGCTGTAGGTTGATCGTATGGGGTTCTTTGGCGAACCCAAATCGTGGTACGAGTAACCGATTGAACGGATAATGGAGAGAGTGAAGTCGTCATTGGGGACGACATGAAAGTTTCTGTTTTGCCGGTGTCTACGTTGTAGGCAAACTCACCGGACTCGACCATCCCCGTGCTGCCGTTCTCTGCGGGCAGTGCGATGTCATTGAAAAGAACCGTCTCGATGGCGTCAGATTCTTGCCCGGCCAAGCAAACGACCAGATGCAGAAACTCCTTCTTGGTGCCTGTGCTCTGTGCGTATGCAATCGGACCCGAGACGCGAGCCCTCCCGTAAACAGCCGAACGAATAGCCGTTCCGCTGCGTACCATTTGGTATCTGTCTCGAAGTGAGGCAGCCCTGGCGCGTTCAGCACGATCCTTTGCCTCTTCCTGCTGCTCTCGGCCATAGGCGTCGGCCATGAGTATGAACCCGAGTTTCCCAGCCCAACCAGTCCAGACGAGCACGGCCCCGACAACGAACTCGATAAAATTTCCAAAAGCGCTCACAGGAAGAACTCCTTCCCGGGCCAGACAAAACTTGCTTCGGCCATCTCTTCGATGTACTGGAGCCCCAGATCGCCCGCCACGAGCTTTTGTTGATAGGCGTCCGTGTATCTCGACGGCCTGGGTCGATCCCAGATCGATAGCATGTGCTCCGCTGGAATGGTGATGGAACCACCGTCGATTTGATCTGAAAACGACATCGCGTCCATCATTCCAGACCAGACGTTGTCATCAACCTGCAAGGCGCCAGCGCCATCGATCAGCGCCAGCCTGATAGTCATCAATCGCCCCTGAGATGTGATCCCAAGAGCCACCGAGATATTGGCCGCAAGAGGTGCAGCCAAATACAACCTTGCCCCTTGTGAACTGTCGCTAGTTTCCTCGATGGAGTCGATCTTGATAGCGCCAGCGGCTCTTCGGTAGGTGTGGCCGCCGTAGACCACATCCGAATCCAACCCGCAGATGTAGTCTGGCCCTCCATCGCCAGCGTCGAAATTGAGGTCGATCAGAGGGAACGGCCGGATATCCCCAAGCAAAAGGGCGTTCGCGAATGGGGACGATAGAGAACGCGTCACGAGAAAAGCTCCACGAGCTCAATGGTGAATTCCGGGCAAACGCCCCCAGGCCCTTTCGGGATCATCAGACCGTCCCTCTCATTGATGACGAAGAGTGCGGTCGGCTTGTCGAGAAGAACAGCCGCACCAGCCGAGCATGCGCTTCGCAGCGCGGGCCTGATGCCATCCGTCATTGTGATGACGCCAGAGGATGCGGTGAAATCTTGCGTGGTCTGGAGAAGCTGGAAGAGCCCGTTTGTTAACGTGAGCCGCAACCAGTCGCCCGCCTTGATGGTGTTTGTTCCAACGGCGCCGCTCAAAACCAGAGTGGTCGCGAACTGGGCTGCGGCGCCCGCAGTCACTCCGGTCCACGGGGCTCCACCAGCAATAGTTCCCCGAGGGTTCGGCCTTGAGTGATCCCACATGGCGATCCGGTGCTCCATTCCGGAAATTCTTGTCAGGAAAGCCTCCAGATCGGCCCTCAGGGCGTACGACTGCGGCGGGAAGGTAACCTGTGCCCGCAGCCTAGCGCCGGGCAGGGTGACGGTCTGGTGGGCCCCGCTGAGCAGGCTCACCGTCACCATCTGGTTCTGGACGAAACCCAGGCTGATCTGGGACTGCCAGAAGGCGTTCCCTGGGGCCGGCGTCGGCCATGTATAGGTCGTCATCTCGTGAAGGCTAGTGAGCCTCTCCGCATTTGGTCGGAAACCTCGGAAATCGTTTGGCGCTTGTTTTGAGCGAGAGCCTGAGCGAGCTGACTCGGGCTGACCCCGGTGCCGAATGTGTTGTTGTGGGTCACATTCACCGTGACCTGCCCACCGGCCCCGCTCGCATGCACCCCCAGCTTGCCACCTGGGCCGCGCTCCAGGGGCAGGATACCCTCGGGCCCTGCCTCACCCATCAACCCGCTCTGAACAGAGCCTCCTGCGGAGAATTTGAATGTCGTTGGGCTGTCGACGATCCCGCCACGGGCGAACTTGAGGCCCTCCTGGCCAGCAGGCATCGATGAGTCGATCACGGCACCCTTTGCCCCGTGGCCAGTGCCTGTCATGGTAGCGACGAGGGATGTGCCTGCATCGGCGCCACCATCGCCACCACCACCCATCCCAAGGATCATGCCGAGTAGGCCGCCCCCGCTGTCACCACCACTGAAAAGTCCGGCGATCATCGGCTTGATAACCTGGAGACGCAGAGCCTCCTGGATCATGTAGCTGATCAAGTCCTCCCAGGCCATCTTGCCGTGCATGATCCCGGCAATGAGGTTGTCTTCGATCCCCTTGGCCACATGCGAGACAACCTCCTCGGTGGAGCGTGCAACATCCTTCGCGTCTTCGATGTACCTCTTCATCGCACGGGAAGCGCCCACCATCGGGTCGGCCCTGTCACGGTCTTGAAGAGCTGCCAGAGCAAGTTCACGGTCGGTCACTTCAAGAACAGCCAACGCCTTGCGGCGAATCGAATCTGATTCCTTGTCGACCGTGAATGACGATTCGTCGCTCTTGGTGAGCAGCAGTTCCTCGACTGCAATCCTTCTCCTTTGCGCTGTCTCGTACCTGCGAATCTCCTCGCGTGTCATCCCGTAGGTTTCAAGCATCCTCTGGGCGTCGGCAATCTCCCTCTCGGTTCGTTTGGTATCTTGCAGGTTTTTTTCGATCCTGGCTTGAGTCTCCAGCGCGACTGAGTAGGCGGATGTTGCGCTCGCCCTGTCAATCAGGGACTTGACCACAGCCCTTGCGGCATCCGCATGGTCTACCTCGTTCCTGGTGGTTTCGCTAATTGAAATGTTCTGAGCCTTTGTCGCCGCTTCGTCCAAAAGACGAGTCACCGCCAGAGATTCGATCTCCGCCTTCGTCTTTCCAACCGCGTTCGTCTGCTCCAGGAGAGACTGAACCGACTTCTCGTTTGCATCAGCCTCCTTGTTGAGTGCAGCTGTCGCTTTCTCGCGCTCCTTGGTTGCAAGATCAGCAGCCTTGGCTGCGGCCTTCTCGGATTCTTCCCGCTCCTTGTTTTTTGCAACGATTCGGGCCGACAGCTCCATCTGGAAATAAAGGCCCTGCGTCTCCTGCTCGTTCAAGAGTGGCTTCCCGGCTTTCTTTCTGCGCTCATCCTCCGCCCGCATCATGGATTCGAGCTGAGCCTTCATTTCGATTTCTGTTTTCTCGAAGACAGTCAACTCACGATTGAGTTGGTTCTCCATCTTCTGAGCCTCGTTTTTCCTTTCGATAGCAAGTCGTATCTTTTCATAGCCATCGACTTCCTCCTCGGCCTCGTTCGGCGGCCTGTTCTTCGGCCCAGGCCTGCCAGGGAAGTCGTTGGCCGATCTGGCTGCATCGGCCGCATGTGCCTCCTCCAGAGTCTTGTCCAAACGGTCCCTCAGTTTTTGGCCGGGAAGTGCTCCCAAAAGGTCTTCCTCCTTGAGAGCATCTTTAATAAATGCCAGCCTCTTATCTCTCACCTCTGTGGAGCTTTTCAGCCACTTGTCGAACGGAACCTTGCCAAACGGATTCCACGAATAGCTGGGCTCGTTGCCCTGTGAGTCGGTTTTGATTTCCATGGATGCCGCGAATGCAGCAACTCCGGACCCAACACCAGCAAACATGCGCTTGACCATCACCAGCGCGTCGAGCAAATAGGTCAATTCCTTGGCGGCCTCAATCGCCCAATCTCTCATTCCGTTATTTGCCTTCAATCGGTTGCCAGCCGAATCAACGCCGAGCATCTCTTCAACGAGCTCTTGAAGGCTCTTTGCGACAGTCTCGATTGCCGGGTTCGCGTTCGCCATGAATGCCTGTGCGAACTGGTGAATGGTCGATGTCGTTCTTGTGATCGAGCTGTGGGTCCGCTCTGCAAGACCGATCTGTTCGTTCGTCAGAATGTTGTTCTTTTCTCCTTGGGTGGCCAGCTCGTGCATCACACGCAACTGCACGGCACCATTCAGCCCAAAGAGCCCCTGAGCAATCGCGACCCTTTCCGATCCGCTTGCAACCCCCTCCATTGCCACGGCGATGGTGCGGTACATCTCGTCGGGATTCATGCGCTTCAACTCGTTGAAGTTGAGCCCCAGGTCTTTGACCGCTTTCGATACGATCCCGCTGTCCTCCTTCGATCTCAGGAGCCTTGAGCTGAGACGCGCCATCGAGAGTGCGATGTTGTCGATGCTCACGCTTGCAACATCGGCGGTGATTTGAAGAGCCGCCAAGCCCGCAGGGTCTGAGCCGGTCTGCGTCGCAAGGTCTTGGTACTTCTTGATACTTATGCCAAGCTCCAGGAACTTTCCTGCGAGATCAAGAACCTTGAAGGCCGCGTCGGCGATCATCGTCCCGAAGACAACCCCTTTGGTTGTCGCAGATGCCATCTGCTTCTCGAACGAAGAGGCATCCTTCTCTGCCTGCTTGGCGGCGGCAGCCATATCCTTCAGGTCTTTCTCGGCGACCTTGACCCCTTCGGAGTTGACCCCGATTCCTAGCGTTGTGAGGTCTGTAGCCATTTGTTGCTCCTAGCCGTCGCCAAAAACAGGTTGTCGATCCGCTTGAGGATCGTTGCTTCCTCCGGGTCTATTTTGCGGCCGGTGAGAGTTGCCCACGCAAGAATTTCCGAGTAGGTCAGCGCCGATAGGCCCTGACGGGCCGAGGAAAGCTCCAGGAACCACTGCCACAGGTGCTCCGTACCCTTGGGAGGGGTGGCGTGCAAACGGGCGTCCTGGCGCTTGTAGACGCGTTCGACAGTCTCCAGGTGGTGCCGGAGGGAGGTTCCGTCTCCTTCCGGCATCTCCAGTTCGATCTGCCCCTTCGCGAACTCCAGCAGCCTTTGCGTCAGGACAAGACGAAATTTCCCCGGTTCGCGATGAACTGGTTTGCCTGCTCCCGAATGGCTGGATGCTCAAGGTAGATTTGATACGCCTTCTCCTTTGTGAAGGGCAAGTCGCTTCCATCTTCGTCTTGGATATTCCGCCACCCGAGGGTGAGCCGGCTCAGGGTGTCGCAGACCATCTCGTCCTGCTCGTCAGGGGTGTAGTCACCCTTGCCGGCCTGAACGCGCTCAGACATGGCCCTTGATCGATCCTCGCGGATGGAGCGAAACACTTTTCCGTCTCGCCCCATCAGCGTGATGAAGACCCCCGATTTCTCTACGGAATCCAGAAGCGAAAGCTCAAGCTCGACGCCCGAGTTGGAACGCTTGACCGTGTTGAATTTCGAGAGTTTCATTACGAAGTCACCCCCGAGTCCTGGAATCCGATGGTCGTGGCGTCGGAGTTGCCGGCCACGCCGCCGGTGCCGGTGCCGGTGCCAAGCAGCGCCGTAAACGACATCGTTTGGATGATCGACTTCTCACCGTCATCCTTCGACGCGCTCCCCATCTTCACGCGAGGCAGGTGGATGGCGAAT